TAGCAGCTACAATTCCATTGATGTCAATTCCGTACTGCTTTGCTGTTGATGCAGCTTGTTTTGTTGGGTTGATAAGGGAGGCGAGACCAGACTTGATAGCGTTTGCACCTTCAGCTGCATTCACGCCTCCCTCTTTCATGGCTACAAGCAGAACTGCTAAGTCTTTGACATCTCCACCAAGAGAATTAATAACTGGACCAACACGAGGGATTGCTTCAGTTAAATCTTGGAGTGATGCAGATGTCTGGTTTTCAACAGCGTTAAGGAAGTTAATTGAATCTGCTAGTTCTGTTGTGCTCATGTTAAAAGCATTTTGAAGTGCGAGGGTTGCCTTCATTGCTTCTTGTCTATCAACCTCACCAAGCACAGCAAGGCGTGTTGTTTGTGCTACTGAGTCTAAAAGTTTTTGTCCTTCTAGACCTGTTGCTGCTAAATCTGCAGCAAGACCTGCAGTTTCTCTAGCAGCGATTCCATACTTACCTGCAAAGTCTTTAGAAAGTTGTTCTACTTGTGCTCTCATTGAATCTGTAGCAGCTTTATTTGCCCCTACTAAATCAGAACCGTAGACCTTTGCAAATCTTGTAAGTTCTTTGTCAACTTCTCTGAAGGTCTTTGAAACTGTTGCACCAAAAATAGTTAATGGAACAGTAAGACCTACAGTAAGCTGACGACCTGCCCACTGGGTATTCTTACCCCAGTTGATAAGTTGTGTGGCTCCGTCAGACACTAACTTATTGAATATGCTAAATTGCTTTTGAGCAATAGCCATTTTTGTATTGATATCACTGGTGTCAATGGTAAGGGGTGTGATGAGCATTCCCTTTTTGCGACCCTGCATATCCGAACCCATACCAACAAGTTGGGATTGGGCTCTTCTAACTTCATCTTCTGCAAGTCGTCTTGCCATACTATTTTTCTTATAAGCCTGGGCAGCCTCTTTATAGTATTGGCGAAGCGTTAATTGATTTTTTTGTAGAGCTTTTCCAAAACGCTCTACATCACTGGTAAGGTCTACTACTTGAGTTTTAAATCCACCGAGAGCACCAAGATCTCTCATAAAGCCTTCGCCTAGAGATGATCTTCTTGTGTTAGCATTTTTATCTAATGACAAAAAGGCAGCGTTAAGACTACTAATGTCCTTAGTCAGTGCACGAATCTGTGCCTGTGCTGGACCAAAATTAGCATTATAACTAAATGTGGAATTTACATCTGCCATAACTACTCACCGATCAGAGAGTATGACATACCCATGTCAGATGTGAATCCATATTCAACTGCTCTTGATTTCTCTGTGCTTCCTGTCAATTTTGCTGTTGCCCTCGCTTGAATTTCTTGCAGTGTAACTGGAGCATCACTTCCATCACCTGCAGAAGAACTTTCATCCAATTTAATTCCCTGTAATGATGCAAGGAACCTTTGGTTTCTTTCTTCTCTTCTATAAACTGATTCTAGTGTCTTGACTAGTTCAGGCATAGAAAGAGAATTTTCTAGCTCTTCATAATCCTTCCAGTGACCTAAAAGGAAAACTTCTGATTCTAGAGCAGCTAGGTCTAGTTCTGACCAACTAGTTCCTGAGCTGCTGCTAGCAGGTTTGGGTCGTTCAACCTAATGTCTGCTGCGACTTCTAGAATTTTGTACATTGTTTGAAGATCTAGTGCATCTTCAAGTCTTTCTGGATCTTCAGCAAGCTCTGGTTTGTACTGCTTAAATGCAATCTTTGTGCACTTAAGAAGAACATTAAGAAATTCATCTTCGTCAGTTGCTTCTGAGGCTGTTGCCCAGACTTTCATTACTTCTCTTAAGTTTTTAATATTTAATGGTTTGATTGTTACTTCAGTGCCATCTAGTAGTTCTAGATCTACACTTTCGTAGATTTTTGTTGCCACAATTTCCTCCTGTGTGATTCCTTTTAATTATATAGTATTTCTAATACAAATGGAATAAGGTGGGTCCGAAGACCCACCTTAAACCTATTAAGTTATAACTTAGGCTGCTGTACCGTATACACGGTCAATTACCTTGCCATAAGTCTGGTTTCCATCAGGAGCATTGTTTGCTGAATCTGAGGAAGGAAGAAGACGGAAAGATACAGGGAATACTGTAGCCTCATTTCTTCTAACACCCAAAGTTACTGTTTCCATGGAAAGAGCACGATAAGCGATGTATAGACGCTCTACTTTCTTTCCTGCTGCAATACCACCAGTTGCGATCTTTGAATCTGGACCTGGACCAACTACAAGAACTGATCTTTCTACTGGAGAGTAACCAAGAGCACCACCATTTAGGAAGACTGTTTCTTGAGCACCTCTGTCTCCTGTAGAACCACCTGTTCTGTCGCCATCCTTGCCACCAATAGCAACTAGGAAGTTTTCAAGAGTAGCCTCTGTGAATGTTGTATTCAACATAACACGCTGACCTTGCTTGAAGATCTTTGCCACATCTAGGAGTTGGTCAACTTGTACTTCACCATAATCTGGTTCAAAGGACATTTCTGCACCTTCTGAAGTATAGCCAACATGTCTCCATTTTGTATCATCAACCTTAGAAGGGTCTGTGAAAGTAGCTGAGTTTGAAGCATCAGCCAGTGTTGTTGGGGACTTTGCGATTTCTGTTTCATCGTATTCTGTACCTGCATCTTTACCAATGTAAAGGACACCAGCACCTACGATAATATTTTTTGCACTATAAGACATTTATTTATTTACACCTCCTGCCAATTCTAATTTTTCTTAGCCGTTAGGCGTTTCCTCAAGATAATAGTACCATACCAGGCTTTATGATTTGGTATATTCATAGGTTAGAATTAGGCTGGACAAAGCCCTGTCATCCTCTGACCTATCTCCTCTAAAGTCCATATCTGCATTTTCTTGATCTGCTCGTATGTACTTAAATCTAATGTTTGCATCAGCCTGTGCTGAATTATTGATTGCTTGTGCGGATTCATCAAACTTTTTAACTAAGTCAAATATGTAGTTTTTAACATATTGTACATTTTCAAGATTTTGTTGTTGTTCTGGGCTTGTAATAAAATAGTAAATTGTTTGTGCTTTTTCAAGAGCCCACATTGTTCCACTAATTGGTGGATAAATTGTGTCGTATAAAATGTATGTTGATGGATATAAAGTATTGGCATTTGCTGCTCTAAGTTCTGCAATTAACTGATCCATATTTTTTCCAACCTCAAGAAATACAATTCTTGATCCATCAGTAATTCCGTTTGGCAATGAGGTATTAAATGCTTTTACATTCCAGACACCATGAATTTCTTGTGTTCCAGCAATAGCCTGATTATAAAGATACTTGTTAATAACATGTATTGGAAGTTTAAGTGCCATTATGCTCTCCTCGAAATTTTACCAGCAGACTTTGCAGCTTCTGCAGCCATACCTGAAATTGTACCACTAGAAATCTTACGAAGTACTAGTTTTGTTTCTTCTAATATCGCTCTTTCTATTCTCTCATAGAATCCTAGTTCAATTAGGACTTGATTTGCTTTTGCATTCATAAATGTATTAAAAGTTTTAGCAAATGAATTTTGTACTGCCGTTCCACCTGGATTAATAACCATAGTCTCTTTTGCAAATACCATTTCTCCATCAACCTCAAAAGCAAGTCTTTTTGCTCTTTTAGCTTTAATTTGAACTGGAGTTCCTGCTTCCATAATTGTTGCCTTCATTCTAAAAACATATCCACTGTCTCCTGGAACTCTTGACTGTTTAAATGAATATAGTAATGTTGCTTGTCTATTTGTTTTTCCCAATGAAGACTTGAATAATCTTCCATTTTCATTTCCAACCATTCCTGGCTCATAAACATGGTGGTATCTTTCTGGACTTAATCTTGCCAAATGATCAACATATGATTCAAAATATTTTGCTATGTGCTTAAGACCCTGTTCTTGTATTCTTGCCTTTTCTTCATTAGATAGTTGATTGATTAGATCAGCATGATAGTTTGCTAGTGCTGCCATTTTTTGTGGCAACTCTCCAGTCTTAATAGTTTTAAATTTTGTTTTTTTAGTTAGCGAAGCAATTTTAGTAGAGTCAATCTTAGCCATTTAAGCTCCATTTAATTTTTGAACTTCTGGTCTCATTAAGATTGTTTCATATTCAATTACATGACCACGATGATCTGTAATTGGTGTGCTTCCACGGGGTTCAAATATGGTTGAACCACTTACTCCCAATGTTGGTGCTTCTGTCCAAATAATTGATCCATTTGCATTTTTAATATTAGCAATCTTTGTTGTTGAGTCAAGAGATAAGGCAGATCTTAATTTAACCATGCTATTGGTTACTTTTAAAAATTCATCAATAGATACTGTTGTTGAGTTTTCACCAATACCTGCTCTAACAATACCTCTAGCATAGCAAGGAATAGTCTGGTTAAATGTCCAAGTTCTAGTAATTGATCCCGTTGTTGAATTCTGTGTAACTGTTGCTACATAAATATCTGCTGTCATGCTATATGCTGATTTAGCTACACATGTCATTTAAATCACCATCATGCTGAAGTTCTTATATGGTGCAATAAGAGCATCTACTGCCAAGTTTCCTGTTCCTAAGAAGATATTGTCTGAATATTGTAAATCAAACGCATCATTCTTTACTTGCTTTAATCCTGTGTTTCTGTAGTTCCAGTCTCCGCAACGCATATCTTCTACAAGCATAATAGTTGCTTCTTTGATTGCCATTGGAACAAAATTCCATCCATATTCTCCACGGACGGTATAAAGACTATTCTTTTCAAACCCACGCTCATTAGCAAGAACTGTTGGCTCTGCCCATTCAAATAAATTGGCACCTTCTTCAATTACCTTAAGTCTTGTTTTGCTTTCTGAAATAGCAACTGGTCTATAGAATAAGTTAATTTCTGGTTCTTCTGTAGAATCAAAAATTATTTGATCATCCTTGACAACCTTGTCAAATGATTCAATTCTCTTTTTTAGGTCTAGAACATCGCTGCCCTGACCATAAGCTTGGATAGATTCATAGGTAAATCCAAATTGATCGTTTACTTTAGAATCAATGATAAATCTAGCTCTTCTTTCTAAGGCTTCTAATTGTGATTCCTGACCAGTTATACCCAGTGCTGCCTGAATGTCTGTCACAGTTGCATATGGTCTTACTAAAGAGGCATATAAAGTATCTTCAGTAAATGATGCCTGGTCTATTACCTGTAGATTGATCTGGATCTTACGATTATATTTTACAATGTCATATGGCAATGTAATGTGAAATGGCTGGTATGCAGTTGGAGTTGTTACAGCAGTCTTTTTCTCTGCCTCATCTGCAATTAGATATATTCCCAGTGATGTGTCATAAACATCATAGACTAGGCTATCTGTTCCTGCTGGAGCCCTGTATTCAATTACTAGGGAATCTCCGTCACTGGTTAAATATTCCTTCATTATTCAATTCCGTAGAAAGACTTAACTTCGTCTGCCGTAGCCTTTCTAACTTCTCCTCTAGCTAGATTTAATATTTCTTCTGCCTTGCTCGCTGATAGTATCTGGAATGGTTCCTCAATTGTAAATGTTAGCAAATTTGCTACATTTAGGGTTGATCTTGGATGAACCATTTTTAAAACTACTTCTTGCTCAGTTTGTGTCTGAACTTTATCTTCAACACTTACAACTACTTTAGCCTGTGGCTTTTCTTCTGCCTCTACATATGCAAAATCTGTTTCTACCTTAGACATATAGGAATCCCAGGTGTGTCCTGCATCTTCAATTGCCTTTAATAGATCTGTTTTTTTCTTTAGATCTGTTGTATCAATTTCTAATACTTTACAAATTTTCTTTAGTTCAAGTACTGTTTTCTTTTCAAACATGCGTCTGCCTCCACCTTAATTATACTACAAAAAAATAGAAGAGGGGCTACATTTCTGTAACCCCTCATCTTGGTATTCAGTTTGCGATTAAGCCTGTTGACCAACTGCAATAGCTGACTTCTCTTCAAGTGCGACACCCATGCGTACGAATACTGTGTATTCCATTGTGTCCTTCTTTGGCTTGAACTCACGATGTACAGTAACATCTCTCTGGAAGCCCCAAATACGGTTGCTTGGTACGGTTAGATCAACATAGTTGTCTGGGTACAAAGGAACTTCTAGTACTGGGAGTCCGAAGATTAGATACTGTGCACCTGCTGGTCCACCAATCTGCGGTAGAACGCCATCGATTACTCTCTGTGCAACTGCTTCTGGAACACCACCTGATCCGATTTGACGGAGTTCAGCGATTAGTTCCTGAAGATGCTTGCTGTTCATGTAGAACTTCAGATCCTGACGGCGAGCCTTGAACTTGCGAGGCAAAGCATTGTAGATTGTCTCCAATGCTTCTAGGCTTAGCTTGGTTGTACCAGCTGCACCATTATCCCAAATTCCAGTCAAAGTTGCAGCAGCTGCTGCAGCTTCGTGGGCACCTGCATAATTGGTATCAAGTGTCTGACGGATAAATCCTGCAAGGGTATTGTTGTATGTACCATTGCCAGATGTTCCTGGACGACCATTGATAGCAATATCCTCAAGATCGTTACCGAACTGAGTTGCCATCAAACGAACAACATGATCCTCTAGCTGTTCGCCTTCAATATTATCCTCTAGGGATTCTGTTGAAAGTTCGTAGTCTAAACGGAACTTTGTAGTTGTCAATTCAATCTTTGTGAATGCTGGGGCTGCGTTTGCACCTGTGTCCTCCGCCTGTGTTGCCTTAGCAACCAAGCGTGAACCAACACGGACCTTATCAAGTTCCATGGTGTTACCACGCATGACTACTCTACGACCATCATTGGCAAGAACCATCTCGTCAAAGATATAATCAATAAATTGTGCTGACTGTGCTGGGTTTAGTACACCACCATTGTCACCTGAGTTTCCCTGTGCAGTCATTGCACCTGGAGATTCAAGTGGGGAGAGAACTGTACCGCTAGCAGCAGCCTTTTCTAAAATATTATCACTCATTTTTTTTATTTCACCACCTTTTCTTAGTTAATGTATTCTGCGGAACCGAGGAAACGCCCGCCCCACACTGATTTCTTCAATGTGGAAGTTGTATTTGCTGGAGCATTTTCCAATTCTCCAGACTTTTTAACAGCTGTGTCTGATTCCACTGCATCCACACGATTTACGATGTTTGAAATGGTTTCTTGAACTTCAGCTAAAGTCTTTGATAGTTCTTCTTGCTTTGTTGTAACAGCACTTGTTACATCTGCAAAACTCTTTGCAACTGCACTAACTGCCTCTGCACTTTGAACTGCACTTTCAGATACTGTAGCAGAAATAAATTCCTTAATATCATTTAGTGCTTTTGCCAAGTCAACCGCCTCACCGTTTTCGGTGGAAGGGTCTGTGGCAACATCATCTGACTTCTCTACAGATTCTTCTGCAGCTGTCTCTTCTACAGGAGCTTCTTCAGCTACTGCTTCTTCTGCTTCAGGAGTTTCTTCTACTGTTTCTTCAACAACATCTTCTGCACCTTCTGCAACTTCATTTACTTCAACAACTTCTTCAGTTGTTACTTCTTCATTATCAGCCACGATAACACCTCCTTCATTATTTTGGTTGGCAACTGACTCAATTTGGCTATCTGTTCCAATTGCCTTATCTACTGTCTCCTCAGACAGTAATTCTTTTGTAGGAATGCCAAAGATTTTTTTCACCTTTGCATTCCAAGCTCTTAAAGTTTTCATTTTATGTCCAACCTTTGTATCTGTTGGTTTCCACGAATTTCCTTCTTTTCTATAAACGGTAATAACGACTGCAGGATCCTCTGGAGTTCCAGTTACCGTTACAGAAGAGTTTGGTACATTAATTTTACCATTGGTTACTACTCTTGTTATCTTACCACGAGCTGTTCCACCAGATGAGCCCCATTGAACAAAGTCTCCAGTTGAAAATGAAGCCTTAGACATTTCTTTTTTCTTTTTGTCCTTATAGCTTTTTTCATCTTCATCATCTTCTAAATCTGATTTAAATTTTCTTTTTTGGCTAGGATATTTATTGGCAGTTTCTTCATTTGTAATTACATTACCTTTATTTAGGTGTAAATCTAATGCTTTAGCAATAGCTTTTGAAACATCTTCGCCTTCCATTGTTTCTACCCACCCAATTGACTCTAGGGTCTTATTGCAAAGGGCACACTCTTTTGACTCTACTTCTCCAGTAAATGCAACACCATCTGATTCACACCAGAAAACATTGTCAATGTGGGATTTTTCAAAGATTCCTTCTGCTACGGTATTCGTCTTTTGAATTGAAAAAATGTTTGCTAATTGATTTGCTGGTGAATCAACAAGTGATAACTCAACTAAATCGTAGTCTTTAATTACTCTAACTGTGTGTTCTAGTTCTGGATCAAAGACATTCTCTGATTCTTTTACTGCTCCACCAATTGAAAAACCTGTAAGTGTGCCATCCAAAACCATTTCCCAAATGTCTGGAGCACCCTTTGAAATATATGCATCTACAAATACACCGCTATATTGCTTGTTTGTATTTGGATCAAAGAAAGTTTCTGTACGGAAGTTTACTAGTTTTCCAGCAGGAATTGGCTGGTGCATAAGTCTGATGTTACCTCTAAAATTAGAAAAAGCTTTTTCAGATGCATCGGAGGCAACACGATCACCTTGACGATCAATGTTGTCAAGTGTTGCAAAGCCAGAGACTATTCTCTTCTCTACATCAACTTTTGAAATAGGCATTGTCAACGAAACTTGTTGACCATTAGTAGATAATGAAGCCTTTTGTAAATCTACCATAGCATTCTTATTATATAACACTTTTGTTATTATAGTGTTATGCTTGTTGTCTACCTTCGCCTTGAGGTTCTCTAGCACCAGTTCCAGAGTCAGCATTATTTGAAGATCTTTGCTGGTCTCTCATTCTGTTTCCAGTTCCTCTTGCAGTTTGATCTGCTGCTTGCTGACCCGTTAATTGCACTGGCTCATCTCCACCTGTAATTGGAGGAAGACCCAATCTTGGTCTAATTTCATTAGGCATTACAACCTGCATACGAAGATATCTTTCGTCAATTTTTGACTGAGTATCTTCATCTGTAAGGGTAAGTTCTTTAAAGTGAAGCTTAAACATATCTGTCTTTTCAGCAACAATCCTATTAATTTTCTTTTCTAGGATGTCTTGTTGTGGTCTACAGACTTGCTCTTTAAAAGTTCTATCAGATTCACGAGCATTTGCAAGTGATATATTTTCGGCTGAACCAATCTTAGAAATTGGAGTTCTGTGAGCCATAAGGATTTCTTCACGGTTTCCCTTTCTGTAGTTATTAAATGAAGAATCCTGGATGCCATTTTCAATTGCTTCCATCTTCATTTCTACCTTATTAACACCATCGTCAGCAGGTAGTGGGATAACTACGGTCCTATGATTTTGACCACGCATATTATTTTGCATGAATTCAAAGAGTTTTTGCTCTGCTTCTGGGGTAAATCTTGCACCCTTTAGCCAGAAAATATAACGAGGAACTGCTTTGTTTTCAAAGTATTCTAAGTTATACTTTGATGCAAATTCATTTCCAGCCATTGCATTTTTAGCAGTTACAATTGGTGGAATTCCATAATAAGTATTTGTTGGAGTATATTCTTTTAGATGAATAATTTCATTTGGACGAGGATCTGCACCAACTGGATTTGGCTGGCTTACATCTTGGAAGTTTCTAAAGAATACTGCCTTACCATTTACGATCTGAACAAATCCATCACGAAGTCTACGGATACGCATTGTTGCTGCTGGAATATGACCAATATATCCAATTTCTCCAGCAGAAGTTCTACCAATTTCTAAGTATCCGTTTCCAGTTGCCTCTTTATCAATGTAGGCTTTCATTAGGGTTGCAGTAAAAGTGTCATCATCATTACGAGACTCTAGCCACTCCATAACCTCTAACTTTGCTCTTTCCATTTTTCTACGGGCACGAGCAAGTTGATCTGTATCTGTCATTTCTTCAAATCTTTGTTGAACCTGCAATGTTTCTTGAAGTTCATATCCAAGACCAACAATATTTGCAACCTTTGCTTGAATTGCAGCGTAGTTTGCAGAAGATACTTCATAAATTTTTGCAAGAGATGCTAAATTGTATGGAGGCTCAATTACATCAAATAGCCCGTAGCCATACTTATCTGGGATCATCTGCTTGGATGATGCACCTTGACCACTTAATTCATTATTGTCTGCTTTTTCAATCTTTCTTTTAGCATTTCTGCGGAAGTTGTGACTTAATCCAGACAGCTCAAGGATTTCTGATGCATCCTTTTTAAATTCATCTACTCCAGTCCAAGGACTTTCTGATCTTGGTGTAGAAAAAAGCTTTACTCCATTAACTTGTGGGCTATCTTGCATTATTAAACAACTCTCTCCAGTTTTCTGTATCTCCGTAAGGTGTTAAACCTTCAGCCATTCTTTCAATATCTTCTCTAGCTTGTGTATCTGTTGCTCTACCAACTCCAGGCATAAACTTGGCAGTTCCCTCTGGCTTTCCCCAATATGCTGCTGCGTCTGCAAGAGCTTTCATTTTTGAGATATCATATTGTACTGATGGAACATTAAGAGTGTTACCGTCATTATCCATAAAAGGTTCCCCGTTGGGCAGTACCCATACATAAATTCCGTGAGATGACTTGTTTTCTACAACACTAAGTTGGTTTTTTTGATTTGACATACCACAATCATACCATATTTACTAAATCAACGCTTGGGATGCTGCTGTTGCGGTACTTGAATAAGATACAATCTTTTTCTGGACAATAGTCTTTGTGTATGAGTTAGTTTCTGCATCATAAATAAAGTAGTATCCACTGTTTTGGGATCCACCACTTACATAGACTACTCCATTGTCTACTGGATTAGTAAGTCTAGTAAAATAAATATATCTTTCGTCTATTGAGTCAACCCTTAACAATCCATTTGTTGGATTTCCAGTTCCTTGATCTTTAAACAATACTATTGCATT